CTTGTGATCCGGCAATTGGCACGGGATCAAATAACGATTTCACCGCTTTAACCGTCGCAGGCAAGACCGATAACAATTTTGAGTGGATTCGTAAAGGCATTATTGAGCGTTTGCCTTTTGACGACTATGTTCATAAGGTGATTGGACTGCTACGGGATTATGGAGAAATAAGTGTTGTCTGGGTCGAGAAAAACACTTTTAATGGCGCAGATGTGCGCGAGATGCACAGGCTCATAGCTGAGGATGATACATTAAAGCACCGACATATAGAGATTATTAATGAGATGCAAAAGCAGCATAAAGAGACAAAAATTAGAGCTATTGGCGGCAAAGTCGATAGCTCTTTTGTTATTTTTAATGAGGAAGATACGGCTTATAACGAGCAAATCTTGAGCTATGAAGGCGAGCAATACAGTGCTCATGATGATGCGCCGGACTGCTTGAGTGAGGCTATCCGGCTGTTAGAGACACTACAGCCTGAAGCGCCAAAGCTTCAGGTCTATGACTTGTCGATTTTGGGACTTTAAGATTGTCCAATAGGCCATCAGTAAACAATACTCAAGAGCCGTAAAAAAGCCTAATAAAGTGCACAGGATTAAGCATTACTAATATGAAGAACCTATAGAAATAATAAATAAGATGATATATAATTTTTACAAAGGAGAGACTCAATATGGAAATAAAAAAGTATATTAAAAAGCCTATACCTGTGGAAGCCTATAAAACAGATAAGGAAATTATTATTCATACTCTTGAAGGAGATTTGAAAGCCGACGTAGGTGATTATATTATAACTGGAATAAATGGTGAGAAATATCCATGTAAACCAGATATTTTTGAAAAAACTTATGAATTAGTTGAGGAAACTTGATCTGTATTAGACTTTGGAGTATTCGATGCAACCCATGTTTGAAATTCCTTCGTTAAGTATTCTTCACTAGTCATAACTAGGATTTCATATGCTTTTGAATCATCAATATTGCTAAATTCCCCGCATTTAGTGAAGAACCTATGCAAGACGCTTTTTAAGATTTCGCAATTTGACCTATATTGAACCCAAAGTTCTCTATAATTATAAAGCGCAGTAATTGCAGAAATAGCAGTTATTGTAGAACTAATTGCAGTGATTATTAATTTTATTGTTATCCCATACTTATCAGCTAATAATGTGAAAACAGGAATTGAAGCACTTAAAACAATCGAAAGAACCATACATTTTTTGTAATCAGCTTGGTTTTTTGCACTTTTTTTATCATACCAGTCGATTTGATCTAAGACACGATTATTGATGTATATTTTAATGCGTTCATCTTTTATAGTAGGAATATATTGCTTATAATCATCTTTTACCGAATAGGTTGATATACTTTTGGGACTTTTTCCAAACATAAGACAGCCTCATTTATCTGGATATACTTTTACTTTTTCTGCAATGGGGTCAGATCTCTTATCAAAAGCTTTATTAATATAATATTCAGGATTGTCTGAAAAATCTTCCCATTTTGCAAGTACACAATACCTATCAGCCTCAGTCCAACAACACCCTGAGTTCTTAGGAATATAGTAGTTATAGTTAAATTCGCGTATTGTTGTTGAATTGTTGATATTAACATATGTATGCTCTTGCCCACAAGTCGGACAAGTAAAAGTGCCCGTATAAATTTTATCTGTCATATCCGGTAAAACTACACCAAGGATACCATTTCGAGTATTTTCAGAACCGTTAAATAGGGATGCTTGTAATTCACGTTTAATAAATGCCTGATTTTCATTCATCATATTTTCAGAACTTTTTGTACCGATTAGAAATATTGTAACAGTCGAATCAGACAAATAGTCTTCTCTAATCTTGCGCATTATATAATCTTCATTTTCCGACTCGATTGCTTCATTAAGTGATTTATCAATCATATCAATACCTAAGTCGTTTTGAATTTTACGCTTATAGTCAATGTCTTCAGTCTTAAAAGAAATATAACATTTGTGTCCCATATTTGTTCATCCCCTATTCTTTATAGGAATATTATAGGACAATGCTCCATAAAAAACAATAGATCTGAGATAGATAAATTTAAAATCTAGTCAATAAAAAGACTTTAACGAAAGAAAGAAGTGAAAACTATAGATAATTTAAACGAGCAAATAATTCTCGATTACAAGGCAGCATTGCCACAGTACACTGTTATGAATCGTTATTACAGGGGCGAGCACGACTTGATATATAACGTACAGGGTAATGATCATAATATTGCGATACATAATTTCGTTTCTAAGTTTTGCGACGAAGAGGTCAATTATTGCCTGAACAATCCCATCTCCTATGTTTCCAAAACAGGCGATCCAGAGATTATAAAAGCAATCGACAAATATCTTAATCACTGGAAAACCAATCACAATTCAATTCTAATGCGGAATTTAGAGATTTACGGCAAGTGCTATAACCTCCACTACATAGATGCGAAAGGTCGCTTTTGCGAGAGACTTTTAACGCCGCTGAATGCAATTGCTTATCGTGATCACGACGGCATTCCGCAGCGCTTCATTCACTTTTATACATTGCAGTATGATAATGCGGAATACTATGACGTTTATTATCCAGATGGACATATTGACACCTATAAAGATAATGGGCTTTGGAATACTCAGAGACAGCCGTTTAGAGGCGTTCCCGTGAGCGTTTGTGAAATGGATGATATAAGCGAAACTATTTTTAGCAAAATACGCACTTTGCAGGATAGCTACAATCAAGTTTTGAGCGATCAGGTAGCCATTATTGAGAGCTACAAGACCGCTTATCTTATTATTACGGGCGTATCAATCGACGATGATACGGCCAAGAATCTCCAGAGCAAAGGACTTCTTGCATTGCCTGCCAATGGTAAAGCCTCTTGGCTAATGAAAGATGTACCAGACTCGTATATCCAGAATATGTTAGTGAATCTGCGTGATGCTATGTATTCGGCTACTAACCATATTGACGGCAACGAAAAGCTCCAGAGTAACACCTCCAGTTTGGCTCTTCGCACTCGCCTGACCTTCCTTGAGCAGCGGTCTAAATCAATGTATGACTACGTTTCAGACGCGATCTATGACAGGTTAGAGCGGCTTTTTGAATATCTCTCTATTAAGGGCATTGGCAACTATAATGTTGCTGACATCGAAGTTAAATTTACCCCGTCCATCCCTGTTGACACAATGAGCACTGTTCAGATAATCAGTCAGTTAGGAGATATAATTTCCCATGAGACGGCATTAAGTCAACTTTCCTTTATTGAGTCGCCCGCTATTGAGATGGCGAAGATCAAAAAGGAAAAGGCTGACATGGATGCGGTTGATCTGGACAAGCTCCCAAAGGAGCCTGACAATGCCTGAGATTTCGGACGACATCCTCAAAATAGTTGAGGACTCACAGGGGCAAGCAGACAGTGCAGCGCTCAAAATCTTGCGCATTTATAAGAGCAATTTGGACGAAGTCCGACAAAGTATAGCGAATATCTACCAGAAATATACTGTTAATGGCGATCTGAAAATATCTCAACAGCAGCGCCTTAAAGAGCTTTCCGCTTTGGAAAAACAGCTTTCCGGCCAAATCAAGGAATTGTACCCTACAGAGGTACATACCGTTACAAATACGGTGCAAAATGCCGCTGAAAACGCCTATTATAGCGCCTTATATACGCTTGATAAGGGCATTAAAAACGGTATTAAAATAGCCCCGATAAAGCCGGAATTTGTTGAATCTTTGGCTAAGAGCAAGATAGAGGGCAAGACTTTTTCAAACCGCATTTGGGAAAACACAAATTTGCTTGCAGTCCATGTTCGTAACGACGTGGAGCGGGCTTTACTACAAGGGACAAGTCCTGAAAAGCTTGCTCGCAAGGTCAAGTCTGATTTTGGCAGCACGGCATATCAAGCGCAGCGCGTAATTAATACGGAGGTAGCACGGGCAACTATGGCAGCACAAACGGAGAGCTATAAAGCTTCTGGCGTTGTAACTCGCGTTATGTGGGATGCAACGCTCGAAGACAATACGTGTGACGAGTGCGCAGCGCTCGATGGAAAAATATTCGATATCGACGATGCGCCAGATTTACCGCATCCAAATTGTCGTTGCGCTTTATTGCCTGTAGTGGATGGCTGGCAACCGTCAGAGAAGCGTGAGAATGTAAAAGACCCGGACACTGGCGAAAAGCGCGTTATTGACTATACGAATGTCCAAAGCTGGAAGATGTCCAGAGAATTGTACTAAAATATACAATTATGGTACTTGTAATATATCGCATTCTGGTATATTATGTTTTAGATACCTTATCACGACAGTTGTTAATAGCAGGCGAAGCAAAGGTATCAACTATAACAGCAATTAAGGGAGCGAGAATTTGAAAGGAAAAAGAAACTCAAATACAGTAGCAATAGTTGTCCTTGTTCTTATCGTTCTGTCCTTGTTTGGTTCAATGGGTTCTTGCGAAACTCAATATGACAAAGATTTTAAATCAGCCCAAAACAAAACATGGGACGAATTAACGCCGGGAGAAAAACGTGCAACAGAAGATTACATTAACTGGACGGTTGAGCAGTCCGAAAAAGAGGGCGCAGACTGGAGCGTAAGCCACTAAAAGCAACAATTGAATGCTCATACTTACTACAGACTCAGCTTTCTGAGTCTGTATTTTTATTGCAATTTCTGGGCTTAGGGCAACAAGTTGGAAGGAAAGTAGAGGGATACATGCCGAGACTTAACCGAAAGCGGATGAGAGATTTGAACTATAGAGAGATCGATTTTGTTACGAAGCCGAACCGCGAAAAGTTCGGTGAGATTTGCGAAAAATGCAAATACAAAAGCCGATGCCGCAAGCGCAAAACGAGCATTGTATTAAAATGTATAAACTTTGCTAACAAATTCTCCAGTCGTTAGACCGGGGCATTTTTTATATCAACAATTCGTACTTTTTGGACTAAAATTAGTACAAAAAGGACAATGAAAGGACTAATTATATGACTTTTGAAGAAGCAAAAACCGCCCTTGAGGGCTATAAGGACACGCAAGATTATAAAGACTATGTCGCCGGTCTTGTTACAGACGATAGCGTCAAAGCTTTTCTCGACACTGACGCTGGTAAAAAGATTCTCCAGCCGATTGTAGACAAGAATTTTAACAAGGGGCTGGAAACGTGGAAGAGCAATAATCTCTCCGCGCTGGTAGACGCGGAGGTTTCAAAGCGTAATCCCGGCAAAGATCCAAAGGACATTGAGATTGAGAAGATGCAGCAGCAAATTGCAGACCTTCAGGCGGCTGACACTAAAAAGGCGCTGACCATTAAGGCACAGAGCATTGCCGCCGAAAAGAAGCTTCCCTCCGATCTCGTTTCTTACTTTATCGGTTCCGATGAGGACACTACTACCAGCAATATTGATACCTTCAGCAAAACATTTACGGCGGCGGTTGATGCCGCAGTCAGTGAAAAGTTGAAG